AGAGTCCCTCTCTCTGCGAAGAAGAGGAAGATCGAGAAGGATCCCGCCGAGAGGTCCCGCGCCGAGACGGATCCGATCGAGATCCCGCCGAGGCTTCTAACGCCGAGTTGGGGGGCAAGGACCTACGGCCCTCTCGTGGCCGCCTGGGCGGCCGAGTACCTGAAGGTCGAGCTCTATCCGTGGCAGACCCTCGTCCTCGACCGGCTCCTCGAGCACGACGAGGCCGGCGACTACCGGCACCGCTGGGGCCTGACCTCGACCGCACGTCAGAACGGGAAGACCGTCATCCTCTCCGCCCTGATCGGCTGGGCGATCACGGACGCCCGGAAGATCCGCGGCGGCCCCCAGTCGATCCTCTCAGTCGCGCACGAGCTCCGCGCCGCCGAGGAGATTCACTACGTCCTCGCCCCCATCCTCGAGGACCGGTTCGACGCCGCGAAGACCTACTCGTCGTTCGGTCGGAAGGAAGTCCGGCTCACCGACGGCTCGATCTGGCGGATCGCCTCCGCCACGCCGGCCGCCGGCCACGGACAGTCGAACGACCTCGTCGTCGTCGACGAGCTCTGGGACGTCGACTCGGAGATCCTACACGCCGGCCTTCTCCCGACCCAGCGTGCCAGGCGTTCCCCACTCGCCGCGTTCTTCTCCACGGCCGGGACCGAGAAGTCGACCGCGTTCCTCCGCTACCGGGAGCAGGGCCTCGACGTGATCGACCGAGGCGAACCGGCCCGCCTGATGATGGCCGAATGGTCCCCGCCGCCAAACGTCGACCTCTCCGACCGGAACTACTGGATCCAAGCGAACCCGGCGATCGGCCACGGGAACCTGACGCTCCAGGACCTCGAGGACGAAGCCTCCGGCCCCGATCGAGCGAACTTCCTCCGCGCCTCCCTGAACCTCTGGATCTCATCCGACCAGGCGTGGCTCGACCCCGGCGAATGGGACGCCCTCGAGACCGACGACGACCCGCCACCGGCGACCGTTCTCGTCGTCGAGCAGTCCGTCGACGGCGAACGCTTCGTGGGCCTCTTCGCCGGCCCCGACGACGACGGCCGGATCCACGTCCGGACCGCGTTCGTCGAAGCCCGCGAGGTCGACGCCTGGGCTCGGATCCGTGAGCTCCTCCCGGCCGGCGGGATCCTTGCGATCACTCCTCCGCTCGAGATCCATTGTCCCCCGGAGTACGCGGACCGGAAGACGACCGTCGGCCACGGCGAGATCCTGAAGTGGACCGCGATCGTCCGCGGAATGATTCGAGACGGCCAGCTCCGCCACGGCGGCGAGATGATCCTCTCCGAGCACGTCGGCCGCGCCGTCGGCTACCGCCAACGCTCGGGGGCGATGGGCCTCTCGTCGGAGAAGTCGCCCGGCCCGATCGAGTTCGCCCGGTGCCTGGTGTGGGGTACGGCGCTCGCCTCGAGGGCGAAGTTCTCCACCCGCCCCGCGATCGGCGGAGCGCGGCGCCGATGAATCAACAAAACCTCTTCGGCCAGCCCCAGACCGAACTCACCTCGGACGACTACTACACGCCCCGCTGGGTATTCGACACGCTCGGCCTACGGTTCGACCTCGACGTCGCTTCTCCGCCCGGCGGCCCGCCGTTCGTCCCGTGCGACCGCTACTACACCCAGGAAGACGACGGCCTCGCCCAGCCGTGGCACGGCCTGGTCTGGATGAATCCGCCGTATTCCAACCCGAAGCCGTGGGTCGATCGCTGGCTCGATCACGGTAACGGACTCGCGCTTCTTCCAATGGCTAAGGGATGCCGCTGGCTCGACGATCTCTGGACCTCAACAGCCCGGTTAGTTATTACTCGCCGAGTTAGATTCCACAGAGGAGAGATCACGACCGAGATCTCCTTCCCTACCGCCTTCTGGGCGATCGGCGAGGAACCCGTCGAAGCCCTAGCTCGTCTCGGGAAGGTGCGATAATCCTCGCGCTCTCTCTCTCGCGCTAATACCACACTTGCGGATTACATGCGTGTAATCTCCGCGACGTGGCACTCTTCCGCACGAAGACTAAGCCTGAAGCTCCTGTAGTGGCGGCAAGCACGGCGGCCGTCTCTACGGCGACCCTCGCCCTGCTCTCGGCCTCCGTCGGGGCAGGCCGGGAGCGGGCGATGCGGATCCCGACGATCTCCCGCGCCCGAGATCTCCACGCCGGACTGATCTCGACGACCCCGCTCCGTCACTACCGCCAGGAGTGGAACGGGACCGAGCTCGAGGAGCTTCCGCTTCCGCCCGAGTCCTGGATGCTCCGCCCGGACCGCCGGACCTCGCTCGCCCATACGCTCGCCTGGACGTTCGACGATCTCTACTTCTACGGCGTCGCCTACTGGCATATCGACGCCCGCTACTCGACCGGGTTCCCGTCGAGTATGAGCTGGATCCCGGCGACGACCGTGAACCTTCAGACCCCGCTCGAGGCCGGGAACTATCCGATCGGCGGGATCACCGGCTTCACCGTGTCCGGTATCCCGGTTCCCGTCGAGGACGTCATCATCTTCTATTCGCCGATCTCCCCGCTCCTCGAGGTCGGCGCCCGAGCGATCGTCACCGCGGAACGGCTCGAGCAGGCCTCCCAACGGTTCTCGACAACTCCGACCGCGCTCGGCTACCTGAAGCAGACCTCAGGCGAACCGATGACCGGCGACGAGCTCTCCGAGCTCGCCGAGGCCTGGACGTCGCTACGCGAAGAGTCCGCCGTGGCGGCCCTGAACCAATACACGGACTTCGTCGAGTCGAGCATGGATCCCTCGAAGCTCCAGCTCGTCGAGGCCCGCCAGCATCAGGCCCTCGAGCTCGCCCGCGTCGCGAACGTCTCCCCGTTCCTTGTCGGCGCCCCTAACTCGTCCGGCTTCACCTACCAGAACGCCGAGCAGGCTCGCGCCCAGCTCGCCCAGGACGCCCTCCTCTACCTCGCCGCGATCGAGGAGACCCTCTCGTCCGACCAAGTGACACCCCGCGGCCACGTCGTCCGCTTCGACCGTTCGATCTTCCAGGAGACCGCCGGCGTACCTGGCGGCCCGACCCCAGCACCGGAAGGAGCTCCCGAGTGAGACTCGACCTCTCCCAACCGATCCACCTCGACGTCGAGGCCGCCGAAGGCGACGCCCCCCGTCGACTGATCTCCGGCGTCGCCGTCCCCTACGGACAGAACGCGAACGCCTCGACCGGACCGGTCCGCTTCGAGAAGGGCGCCCTCTCCACCGACGGCCCCGCCCCGAAGCTGATCCGCGACCACAACCTGACCCAGCCGATCGGGATCGTCCTCTCAAGGACCGATACCGAGGACGCGATGCTCTTCGTCGCCCGGATCTCGGAGACCGAGGCCGGTAACGAGGCGCTGACACTCGCCCAGGACGGCGTCCTCGACTCCGTCTCGGTCGGCGTCGAGGTCCAGGACTTCGGCTACGACGGCGACGTAATGGTCGTGAAGGCCGCCCGGTGGCGCGAGCTCTCGCTCGTCCCGTTCGGCGCGTTCGAGGCCGCCAAGATCCACGAAGTCGCCGCCACCGAGGCGGCTTCGGAAGCCCCCGATCCAGAACCAACCCCAACCGATCCCGAGGAGGATCTCCCAATGGAAGACAAGACCCCCGAGGTCGAGGCCGCTCCCGCGGTCGAGGCCCAGACCCAGCCGCTCCACTTCTCGGCGCCCGCCACTCTCCCCTCCGCGGGCGAGTACGTCGCCGCGATGCTGAAGGGCAACCCAATCAAGATCCAGGCCGCCACGAGCGACACTTCCGACGTTCCCGGCCTGATCCCGAACCCGCTCGTCGGCGAGATCTTCGACACGCTCGACGGCGCCCGTCCCATCTTCTCGGCCCTCGGCCCGCGTGCCATGCCCGCCGGCGACCCGTTCTACGCTCGGAAGGTCACCCAGCACTCGACGGTCGGAATCCAGGCCGCCGAGCACGACACCCTCTCGAGCCAGGCCTACCAGGTCTCGAAGGTTCAGGTCGATAAGGTCACGTTCGGCGGCTACGTCGATCTGTCCGAGCAGGAGGTCCTCTACTCTGACGCGAACGCGATCCAGCTCGTCATCGACGATATGGCCCGCGTGTACGCCGAGGAGACCGAGAAGTGGGTCGCGAATACCGTCCTTTACGGGAACGCTTCCCTCGCCTCGGCGACCGTCACGGACTACACCGACGGCGACGAAGTGATCGCCGACCTGTACGCCGCGGCCGCGGAGATCTACGCGAACTTCGGCCGGATGCCGACCCACCTCCTGATCAACTCGAGCGTCTGGGCCTCCATCGGCGCGGCGAAGGACTCCGGCGGTAATCGGATCTTCCCGTACCTCGGCCCCTCGAACGCCGCCGGCACCCTGAACGGCGCCGGAAGCCTCACCGGGAACCCGCTCGGCCTGTCCCTGATCGTCTCCGACGACTTCGGCGCGGCCGTGACCCCCGGCGAGCGTAAGGCTTTGATGCTCTCGGCCTCGTGCCTGAACATCTTCGAGGACGCTCGCGGCGCTCTCCGCGTCGAGCAACCGGCCACCCTGTCGACCCGTCTCGCGTTCCGCGGCTACGTCGCGGCCGCGAACTACGACATCTCGAACGGCTGTCTCGCCCTCTGACCTCCCCCTAGTCAGTAGGACCGCTCGCCCGCCGCTATGGCTACCATCACCTCCGCCTCCTGTACGGACGACGTCGTCAGTCTCACGCTCGACGACGCGACCGGACTAGTGGCGGGCGAGCACGTCCACGTCTACGGCACCGGCTACTCGAAGCTCGACGGCCATCACGACCTCGTCTCGGTCGATCTCGGGACCGACGTCGTCACCTACAACGTGAACAACCAGGACGACCTCGCCGCGTTCACCCCGGCCGCCGGAGTCCTGGCGTCTCAAGTGACGTGGATCGACACGGACGACGTCGCCGAGTTCCTCGGAGAGACGCCGACCGGCGCCGACGCGACGTGGCTCGAGTCGTGTACCGACGCCGCGAATGAGTTCGCATGGCACCGGCGCGAAGCCGCCGGCTACAACGATCCGCCGACCGCTCCGCCGAATAGCGCCGTCCGTCTCGGGACCATGCTCTACGCGGGCGCCCTGTACCGTGAGCGTGGCTCGGTCGACTCTTATCAGTCGTTCCAGGACATCCCGATCACCGGCCCGGTCGGCTCTATGGGGCAGATTATGCGGCTCCTCGGTATCGGCCGGATGGCGGTCGGCTGATGCTCGCCGCCGAATATGACGCGCTCTGCTCGGAGCTCTCAGGCCTCGGCCTGAAGGTGTTCTCGAACGTCCAGGCGCTCCGCCCGGATGGCGTCGTCGTCGACCCGCCCTCGATCGTCTCGATGAGCCCGGCGCTCGTCGAGTGCCAATATAAGATCTCGTGCGTGACGTCGCCTCCCGGCGACTATCGCGCCGTGAAGGCCCTCCTAACGATGGCCGACGTGATCCTCGAAGGACTCACCTCGGCCTCGAGGATGACCGCGTCCGACGGTGTCTACGCCGTCGGTAACCAAGAGCTCCCGACCTACCAGATCACCGCCACACTCACCTATCGGAGGAACTAATGGCAACCGTACAGACAGGACGGACGCTCTCCGTCGATATCAACGGAACGGACTACTCGGCCCAGGTGGCCGAAGTGTCACTCGTCCCGAATGAGACGACCGAGCAGTACGTCACACTCACCGACACCGTCGCTGTGAAGCAGCCGACGACCTTCCAGCTCCAGCTCCGCGCCTTCCAGGACTGGGGCGAGGTCGGCTCCTTCTGCGACGCGATGTGGACCGCCGCCGCGGCCGGCTCCGCGATCACGTTCGAGCTCGGCGTCGCCGGCGCTGGCACCTTCACCGGGAGCGTCATCCCGAGCTACCCGACCGCGGGCGGCCCGGCCGACGGCGCCCTCGAGGTCGAGTTCACCTTCGAGGTCACCGGCGACGTGACGAAGGC